CTTGGCGTATTAAATGACGACTATGAGGGCGGCGAATTTATTATGTGGGAAGATGACCTAAAGTTAAAAGCTGGCGATATTGTTATTTTTCCGTCCATCTTTTTATATCCCCATAAAGTTAATCCAGTGACAAAAGGCGAAAGATATTCTTTTGTTTCCTGGGCATGGTGATTCCGATTATAACATGCACTGTGGACGGCAAATGCCTGCCTGTCCTACAGGCAAGTATTAAAGCTCATACGCCAAATGTGCCGCATTTAATCTATAGCCCAAAATTAGAAACATCCGCCAAGTCATATGATTTCGCGCTTAAAATAGCCTTTGAAACATATGATGAGGTTATTGTTTGCGCCGATGATTTAGTTCTTACGCCAGATTCTTATAGGCTTTTGATAGAGGATATTGAAATTCTAAAGTCGCGCCATGGCGATAAACTAGGTTTTGTTGCTGCGCATTCTGATTTTACTCGATACACTCAAAATATACGATATCAGCAGTCTCCAGAAGATAAGCTAGAATATGGAAAATGGTCTTGGGAGCATGATTGCCGTTCTATCCGGCGTCTCAGTCCAATATTTCATTATCTTTCTAAGAAAATGTATGAAGATATCATCCTACCGCCAATCGAATGGTATAGCGACGATGTGATGTGTGAGGATTTGAATGCGCTTGGATATACGCATTATATCTCCCGCTCATATGTTCATCACGCTGGTTCTCAGACGATTGGGCGAGATGGGCATCAATTGACAAATGACGCGCTGCCTTGGCTGAAGAAGAACCGGCCGCAATATCTTGATCTATTTTTTGGGGAAGGGGTCAGAAAGCAGATGGAAACATTAGAATTAACAGCAGAAGAAATCACACCAGAGAAAAAGAGATTAAAGATTTGCGTTTACGCTATCAGCAAAAATGAAGAGAAATTTGTCAAGACATGGGCCGATTCGGCGCGAGACGCTGATCTTTTATTAGTCGCTGATACAGGCAGCACCGATAATACAGTTGAAGAATGCGAAAAAAACGGGGTTGCTGTTTATGATATCTGCATTACGCCTTGGCGGTTCGATCATGCGCGAAACGCTTCTCTTGCTCTTATTCCTCGCGATATGGACGTTTGCATCTGTCTTGATCTCGATGAGGTCATGGAGCCGGGTTGGCGCGAAGAAATAGAGCGCGTCTGGACTCCTGAAACGACGCATCTACGCTATAAGTTCGATTGGAGCTCTGGAATAGTTTTTTACTCAGAAAAAATTCACGCCCGTCATGGTTATTATTGGCATCATCCCTGCCATGAGCACATAAGGGCTGATCTGCGAATCAACGAAGTGTGGGCTCACACAGACTTTCTTCTTATAACGCATCATCCTGACCCTGCAAAAAGCCGGGGTCATTATTTGGAAACGCTAGAGCTCTCAGTCAAAGAAGACCCTCATTGCCCTCGCAATGCCTTTTATTATGCGCGCGAGCTTTACTTTTATTGCAAATGGGAAGAGGCGATCGCGGCCCTTAATAAATATCTCAAGATGCCAGAGGCGACTTGGGTCAATGACCGCTGCTACGCCATGCGGCTAATTGGGCAATGCCATGATGCTCTTGGGGATAAAAGCGCGGCAGAGTCTTGGTATCATAAGGCGGCTGCTGAGGCCCCGCACACTCGGGAGCCATGGGTGGCTCTGGCCAAATTATACTATGAGCAGCATCGGTGGCCAGAAAGTTTGGGGGCGGCCATGCGCGCCCTATCTATCAAAAATAAGGAATTAGTTTATACTACTGAGCCTACCTCTTGGGGGCCTCTTCCGCATGACTATGCCGCAATCTCGGCATATCGTCTTGGGGTGACTGAGGTGGCGATTGAACAGGGTAGGCTCGCCTGCGAGCTTGATCCAGAAGACAAGCGGCTACAGGAAAATCTTCTGTGGTATACTGGCGAGAAAGTATGATGGATTTCCAAACCCTACTCAATTTTGGCATTGGCGTGGCTGTAGCCGTTTTTGGCTGGTTCGCGCGGGAACTTTGGGTAGCGGTTAAGGATTTAAAGGAAGACATCCATCAAATCGAAGTTGAGCTCCCAAGTCATTATCTCCGCAAGGATGAATTTGCTGAAAGCATGAAAGAAATAAAAGAGATGCTTGGCAAGATATTTGATAAATTGGATGATAAGGCAGACAAATGAAGGAAAATTATCCGCAAGCTCTTAAACAAGTCTTAAAATATGAAGGCGGCTACGTTGATCATCCAAAAGATCCGGGCGGCCCGACGAATCAGGGCGTTACGCAAGCGGTATATGATAGCTGGAGAAAGTCGCAGAATCTTCCCGTTCAAAGCGTTCGCAATATTGCTAGTTCGGAAGTCGCGGCGATTTATAAAAACTTATACTGGGACCGTGTTAGTGGAGATCTTCTTCCCTCTGGCGTTGATTTTGCTGTGTTCGATTATGCAGTAAACTCAGGCGTTAGTCGCGCAGCCAAAACGCTTCAAGGTGTGGTTGGGGTCACGCAAGATGGCCAAATAGGCCCTCAAACCATCCAGGCGGCAAAAGATTATGTCGCAATGGCTGTCACGAATAAACGCTTGGCGTTCATGCAGAGCCTTTCCATTTGGAGCACATTTGGCAAAGGCTGGACTGCGCGAATCGCTGATGTAAAGAATCAAATTTTGGCTCTTACGAAATAGGAGAAAGATATGGGCATTTTTAAAAATTTACTCACAACAATACCCGGCATTCTTACATTGATCACTGTCGGTATTCAGGCTTGGCAGACTAAAACTCTTGATTGGCCTTCGCTCCAAAATGCGTTGATCGGCGTTGGTCTTGTTGCGGCAAAAGATTTCAACGTCACTGGCAAATGATTTATGCCATCCTGACAATTATCGGCGGCCTATTTCAAGCCGCTGGTAAGCTTTTTGATTGGCTTTATGCAAAACAGCTTGTTGATGCCGGTAAAACGGCTCAGCAAGTAATAGATCTAAAGGCGCAGATTGATGCGGCACATATTGCCTTACAGGCCCGTTTGGCTGTTGAGCGTGAGCGTCAGCTTAATCCTGGCGGGGTGCATGACGACGATGGATTCAAGCGCCCCGATTAGTCAGCAAGCGACATTTTGCGCGACGGCAAAACCGATTTACTGGAGCGAAAAAGATACTGACGCGACGATCTGGGCAGCCAAAGAGCAAAACCGGATTGGTAAGGAATTATGCGGCTGGGGCAAGAAGTAGCAATTGGGAGCGGTTTTATGGTAAACTGCTTCTGATTACGGGGTAAATTCATGACGACCGGCTTAACATACGCCACTTACAAAACTCAAATCGCCACAATGGCGGTCGTCGCCGAGGATGACCCGGCTTTTACGACCATTCTGCCTCAGATGATAACATATGCGGAAAACCGCATTTATCGTGATGTTGACTTTCTTTTTACTTCTGCCTCTTCAACGGCATATGCCCTAACAGTTGGGTCTCGATCGATTAATGTTACGGCATCAACTTTCCCAGACGGAACCCTTGTTGTCCCCGAGCAGATTAACCTCATAACCCCAGCAGGAACTTCTAACCCTAATTCTGGAACCAGGGTCCCGCTGCTACCGACAACCAAAGAATTTTTAGATGCGGTTTATGGCGCATCTCAGAGCACTGCTCAGCCAAAATATTGGTGTCCTTTCGACGACTATACCTTTCTTGTTGGGCCTTATCCTGATGCCGCTTATACGGTTGAGATTGTCGGAACATATAGACCGGCAAGTCTGTCTACAACAAATACGACGACGTTTATCAGCCTTAATCTTCCTGACGTCATGATTATGGCGAGTATGATTTATATTTCTGCCTATCAGCGCAATTTCTCAAGCGCGATGGGGAATGATCCTCAAATGCCGATTACTTATGAGACGCAATATCAGGCTCTTCTCAAAGGCGCGATTACCGAAGAAAACCGCAAGAAATTCGAGGCCGCCGCTTGGAGCTCGCAATCTGTATCTACTACTGCAACGCCGACGCGGGGTTAATAGATGCCTCACGCCACACTCAAGCTTCTTCCAGGCGTTGATCAAAATAGAACGCAGGCCCTTAATGAGTCGGCGATTTCGATCACAAATCTTGTCAGATTTGTCCCTGACAAACAAAATATAGGTCTTGTTCAAAAACTTGGCGGATGGACAAAATATTACGCTTCAGACATTCAATCTCCGGTTAGGGCTCTGTGGGCATGGGAAGACACAAACGCAAATCAATACCTTGGCGTTGGAAATGAAACTGTTTATTTGCCCACAACCGCTGCTATCGGGAACGGCACAACGGCGACCATAACCTTTAGTGGAACGCATTCTTTTAACGCAAATGACGTAATTGTTGTTTCTGGCGTTACGCCAACAGGATTTAACGGCGCTCAAACAATAACGTCAGCGACTTCAAATACTGTATCTTTTGCGAGTGCTGCGACGGGTCCTCAAACAGTTGCTGGATATATATATCCTGCCGATAATCTTTCTGTGATTGAGGCTGGAACGCAGCAAATTATTACGCCAAGATCAGACACACAAAATGTTGCGGTTTCTGTAGATACAACAAATGGATCTAGTGCTGTTCAAATAAATGCTTCGGCATCTAACATTAACAATTTTGACACTATTGATATCGTAACTCAAATATCTGTTGGGGGACTTGTCCTTTTTGGTAATTATTCAGCTATTTTTGTCGATTCAAACAATTTTAATATTATTGCGCGAGATGCTTTAGGCAACCCTCAAAATGCGACATCAACTGTTACGAATGGCGGCGCTGTTCCAACATTCACATTTACATCTGGTCAATCCTATGTTGATGTAACGCTTGCTGATCATAATCTTCTTGTTGGCGATACTTTCCCTATATTGGTATCAACAACCGGCGGTGGCGTTACTTTATATGGAAATTACACTGTAATTTCTGTTGCATCGACAAGTGTGTTTAGAATTATTGCCAATAATAAAGCATCAACCGCGACGGTAACATCTGCATCGTGGAGCGGCACAGACGCCACTCTTACTTTTTCTGGCAATTATGCATTTACCGCAAATGATACTGTTATTGTATCTGGCATGATACCTACAGGATATAATGGAACTTATACGGTAAAATCTGCCACATCATCAACGGTGACGTATACTATTTCAGATCCAAGAATAACGATAAGCAATATTACATGGTCTAGCGGCGTTGTAACAGTAACTCATTCTGGCGCTACTGCTTTTACCGCTGGTCAAGTAGTTGTTATAAATTCTGTTACATCATCTCCTGTTGGAGTATTTAATGGTTCTTACACAATCGCCACAGCCTCTTCAGGAAGCTTTACATATTCAAGCGTGTCCAATCCAGGAACATATACCTCTGGTGGATATGCAACTGTTATGGGGACTGTGTTTTCTTCAATTGCAAAAATGAATGGCGGTCTTGCTAGATACATTTATTACCGCGCGCCGCTGCCATTGCCGAGTAGCACTGGATATGGCGTTGGAGGATATGGCGTCGGCGGATATGGAAATGGTGTTGCGCCTACTGCTGTTTATGGAACGCCAATTGTTTCTACTGATTGGACCTTTGATAATTGGGGTGATATTTTTATTGCCTGCCCTGTTTATAATGTTTCAGACGATAGCGGCGG